GTCGGGGCTTAGGGCGTGCTGATCCATGATTGAGACCCCCCATGCCCCGGACCAGCGCAAATGCACTCACAAGTTACTGATGACGGCATTGCAGTAACATCTAACCAGGCTTTAGGAGTGGTAGGGTCTTAATAGACTGAACCTATGAAATCCCTGTGTAGGGACTCCTGGCAAGGCACTCCTGCTCGACCATCCCCGAACACCTGTTCGATATGCGCGAACACCTGTTCGAAGGGACTCTTTTTATTCACTTCCGAGCGGGTTTATGCACGGCAATGCACCCATCCCGCTATCTCTAAATGGGCGGGAGATCCGCGCTACTGGCCTGCCACGCAGAGATAGGTCACGCTGGCACCAGTGGCAGAGGCGATGGCGTACAGACTGGACTGGGCACCACCGAGTGAGGGCACCAGCACCGATGACCCGGCGGCCAGCTTGAACCCAGCGGTCGCACCACTGGCGGTGACTGCGCTGTTGCCGAGGTACACGACCTGCGACGAGCCGCTGTTGTTCTGCACCAGGATGCCACCGTTGGTCTTGGCTGTGATCAGCAGGACTGCCGTGGTTCCCACCGTGGCCGTACCCGAGGAATAGGTCGCTGACCTGGGCTCCGATGAGTACGTGTAGTAGGGCTGGGTCACGTTAGTTCACACCAGGCCATGCGGTGAAGGTGTACACGGTGACGCTGCTGGTGCCGCTGGCGGTGATGCCGTACAGGCTGCACGAGTTGCCACCGTACTGCGGGGCGAACTCGCCGTAGGACAGGTACACCGCGCTGGATGCGGCCAGGGCGTACCCGGTGGTGGTGGTGACACCGGAGTTGCCGAGGTACACGGTGCCACCGGAGCCGTTGACGAGCAGCACGGGGCTGCCGTTGCCGGGAACGGTGGCCAGCGAAGTGCCGCCGGCAGTGGAAGCGACCGACACGCTGGCAGAGCTCACCGGCACGACGGCGGGGTCGCTGGTCGCGGCAGAGCTGTTACGCGGGTTCTGCTGAGGGAAAACGGCCATGAGTTGTGGTGCTCCTTTTTTTCAGGTATTGCGGGTGGCTGCCGCAGACCTATTACAGCGGCGGTGTTCTGGACCGGCGTAGCGTTGCCGGTTGGTGTCGTCGTGCCCTAGATCCCACGGTTCGGTCGGTGAGATCGGCTCTGTGCAGCGCCAGCAGTAGGCGCGGCCCTGGGCGACGGCGAGCTCGTAGCTGGCGCGTCGGCGTTTGTGTTCCTCGCCGTAGCCGCGGTCCACGGTTTTCGGGCGCTGGTGGCGCTCGCAACGGCTGCGCGATACCGCAGGCTGGCCGCAGAACGTGCAGGGGCTGCTAGGCGCTGTCGGCATGGCGAAGCGAGATTGTCAGTGAACTGGATTTCTTCGTGACCTTGACGACCACTTTGATGCCGAGTTGCTCGGCGGTGCGCTTGATCAGTCCGATGATCAGCGTGTCAATCACCGCCTCAAGCATCGGCCATGTGTCATTCTTCGTCGGCAGCATGTTTGCGTGGCCGGCCGGGGCGTTTCTTCAGTTTGTCGTTGGCCTCAAGCAGCAACACGATGGCCTCGCAGAACCGCTTCTTGACCTCACGAACGCCATCGGGGTTGTCGGAGAATCGCTCATCGAAGTACGGGTGCTTGATCCAACCCATCGGGTGCGACAGGTTGGCGATGTTGTCGACGAGAAGCGCCAGGACTTCTTCGTCCTCGACCTTGACGGTGAATGGCTGTGCTGCAGTGGTCACGCGATGACGTCCTTCGGGCCGAACTGCGCCGCCCAGTGCATGATGCAATCGACGGAACAGAAATGGTTATCCTTGCTGTCCTGGCCTGTGAGAACCAGGAACGACTGGGAGGGCTCGCGCTGCCAGCTATCGCACTGGTCGTAGTCGCAGTGGATGGCTAGCAACGTGGCACCTCGTCCAACAGGTCGTTGAGTCTGCCTTCGGCAAAGCCGATTTCGACGTCGTTGTTGACTTTTCGGGCCAATCGCAACCGCGACAGCGCGTTGATCAGGTCAACCGTCAGCTTCGCGGAAATCGTCGGCGCCATCGGCCTACGGTGCGGTCGCTGGTATGTGCCCGAGGATCATGTGCGAACCAACCGGTACGTAGCTCTTGGCGCGTGTTCGCAAACCCACGATGGACGGCGGTGCCATGTCGGCGGCGGCCTGGGGGTATCGCTGGTCGCGGAACGTCCGGATGGTTTCCCAGTCGATCGGGTTGAGCATGATTTCAAGGAACTCGATGTCGGGTTCTTGGATGCGCCACGCGGTCATGGATTTGAGCACCTGCGTGCAAATCTCCAAGGGCGTCATGGCGTGGTCTTTCGCGGTGTAATCCTGGCGGCGGGTCGGTCCATGCGCGTCTGCTGAGAAACCGGGTGCTGCCCGCCCTTACCCGCGCATCGGCCAGGTTTTCACTGGTCGGAAGGGGTGGGGGAAATGTGAAACGATATTCGGGCACAGCGGTGCTACCACATCGTCACGGCCACAATATCATCAAACTACACGCTTGTCATTCCAGTCGGCGTCGTGTCGTGCGTATTTGCGGCGCATCGCGCGCACGTCAGCCAGCAAGTAGCCCGGTTCTCCGTACAGTTCGCCCGCGGGCTTGACCTGACCGAGCTCGCGCCAGCGCCGCCAGGTGCGGTCAGCGATGGGTTGACCGATGCGGCCCATGACGGCCAGCACGTCCTTGGCGCGGAACAGCAGATACTCCGCTTCGGTGAGCCGTGCCTCAATGAGCGATTCGATGTTGTGGCTGGTGCGGCATCGCCAGCAGATGACCTCAACGGCGCCGCGCTTGGCTGACAATCCCGCGCCGCACGGCTGCTGCTTGTCGTTCAACGCCGGACACGGGCCGCACTCCACCGGGTGCAGCGGCCGGTTGATGATCCGCTCAATTTCTAAAATCGCGTTCTCGATGTCGCGGAAATACTGGCCGGCCGATTCGTCGGCGGCGATGGCGCTGATGTTCGCGGCGAGCCAGCGCGCGGCGGTGTTGGGGTGCATCGAAATCATGGGATGGTGACTCCTCGGCTTTCGCAGATGTCCTGCAGGATGCGGAACAACGTCATGCTGACTTGGGAATACAGGTCGCTGGCTGAGATGTTGACCGGCATCGGTGTGCTCTGGTCACTGGACCGGCGTTCCGATTCGCCGAGCCTGGTCTGACCGACGGCGGCGTCGTGCAAATAGTTCAACCACATCGGCAGGCCGATGAGCATGTCGCGCAGTTCGGTGGCGCACTCGCCGCACAGGAACGCATCGGGTGATTTTCTGGCGCAGTGCCCACAAGTTGCGGTGGCCATCAGATCTCCCTGATCTCTCGAACGACGTCGGACACTGCTGCCAGTGGTGCGCCGCAGGTCGGGCATTGCAACGGGTCGCGGCGGTATCGCCGTAAACGTTGGCCCACGGCGTGGTAGAGGCTCAGGACGCACGGGGTGCACCGCAGTTCCACGCGGTCGCCGTGCAACAAGCCGGCGTCGTTGCACCTGTCGATGGCGTGGATATGGACGACGAATCGGGCGCGGTTGTGGCAGCGGTGCTCGGGGCATTGGCAGGCCACGCTGTGCCAGTCGTGCTGGCGCAGGAAGTCGGTCTCGGTCTGCGTCATCGGTTCACCACCAAGCGCAGCTTGCTGCGTACGTCACGTCGGCGGCGTTGTCGCTCCGGAGGCGTCAGACCGCCCCAGATGCCGTAGACCTCGTCCAAGCCCGCCAGTGTGCAGTCGGCCTTGACCGGGCAACCGCGGCAGATCTGCTTGGCTGCGACGATGCGCCACGGCTGACTGTCGGCCGGAAACCACAGGTCGGGTGCGTGGTCGCGGCAGGCGGCGTAAAAATGCCAGGAGTTGTCTCGCGTGTTATCCGGTGTCACGGTCATACTCCGTCCTGAGCTTGCGCAGGTTTTTCTTGCGGGCTGTGATGCGCTGACACGGCAAACACCGGCCAGCGGAGCCTCTGTTTTCGGGTGTCCTGGGGTGGCCGTTGGGGCAGAAGTTGGGATCGACTATCGGCTTGTGAGTCCTGCGTCCTCGAGGATTGACGCCGCCCCAGATTCCATCGGTGATACCGTGGCGAACGGCGTAGTCCAGGCATTGCTTGGAGACATCGCAGCGTCGGCATACGGCGTAGGCTTCACGCCCCGGTGTTCCTGCCAAAGGGAAGAAAATCTCAGGATCGACCTGGGCGCACAGCGCGTCGTCGCGCCAGTCGCCGCGATTTTCCGTCCCGCTAGACATGAAATTTCTGCCGAATCTCGCGCGCGTTACCAAACGTAAGATTTAATCTCAAGGTAAGTAAGAGTCTCCGTAAGTACGTCCGTACGTACGTGCATATGCTCGGTGCAATGCGAACGCATATGCTCGGAGCATTGCTACCGAGCATTGCTACCGAGCATTGCTTGAGCATCATTGATCCGGATGCCATCGGCTCATGGCAGCATCACGCGCCTTCCTCTTTCGCTTCTGTGTTTCCTCGTCGCTGATCTGGAACTCATCCCAACCGTTGATCTGCCAGCCGCCCACGTCGCCGTGCCATAAACCGGCCTTGACCAGTTCGTTCGCTTCTTTCTTGGTGGCATGGATGAACGGCAGGACCGCGTCGGACAGGTAGCCGTCGGTGCCGTGTGCGCCGGCATAGGCCAGGGCGGCGACGTAGGCAAAGCAGGCCCGCCAACGGTTCTGCGCGGCAAGGTCGAGCATCTTCGGATTCGATGCAAACTGGGTGTCCAAACGCACCCACGGCAGCCCCATCAGCGCCCCTTGTCCATGTGTTGTTGAGCCCGTTCCAGATGCACAACGCGGTCGAAAACGTCCTTGGTTTGCCACGGATGGCGGCAATTTTGGCCCGGTTTTACCCCGCAGATGCCGCATTTTCTGTCCAGCGCGGCCAGAACTCGGGCATCTGCGGGGTCGTTGAGCCATGCCAAGCTCACTCGCTAATCTCCGGTGTCGGCTCAATTTCTGCCTCGATGTACTCAGTTGGCACACCCAGTAGGTCGGCCGCGGTGTCGGTGACGCTGATGTCGCGCACGATTTCGTCCTGCTGCGCGGCGACGTTGAACTCACTCGACATCGGCAGCCATTTGGCCAACTGCTTGACGGCGGTCTTCTTGGCCATCGCCGCCCAGTCGGTCACCCACGGTCCCGACTTGCCTGCCTTGGACCGCGAGCGAATGGCCTCGACCTCGTCAACGCCCATCACGATGAACGGCGTACCACCGGACTTCAGCCGCGCTGCGGCGTAGACATGAGTGGGCTTGCCACGCTCGCCCAGTGCCGGCTTGTGCGTGAGGTCGCGCGCCAGGCCCAGGTCGTAGGCGAACTCATCCTTCTCATGCACGACCTCGGCCCAGATGTCGGACAGTTGCTCGGACTGCCACGCCAGCTTGATCAGACCGCGATAGCCGGGGATGAACGTGCAGGTCTGGCCGTAGGGCACCAAGTACGCCTCACCGAGCGGTCCCGGCTCGAGGCCGAGCTGGCTGGCGGTGAGCAGCGCACCCAGGAAGCTCTCGGGTGTGCAGCGGGACAGGCCGGGGTTCTGCCGCAGCACGGTCGTGGCGATGCGGGCCATTCGGTCGCCACTCATGTGTTTGGGCAGTGCGCGCGCCAGTTCGGGTTTCATCCGTTCGATGAGTTGAACAAGCGTCAGCTTGCCGTTCTGCGACACGGGCTTGTAATCAGTGCTGGTCATTTCTTCTTCTCCCTTGGTTGTGTTCTTTTCCTCGTCCCTTTCGGGCCGTACATCTGCCGATCCCGATTCGCTCGGATGGTCGGATCGGGAAAGCAGACCGCGCACATGGTGCACGCGACCTGGACGGGCTCGACATGGCACAGCTTGCAAAGGCCGGCGAGAAACGCTTCGTTGTCGACGGCGCTGGCGCGGCGATACCAGCGGTCGTCGTGCAGGGTGGGAATCTCGACGGTGGCGGTCACTTGATCTCCAACAATTCGCCAATCGACTCCTGCGCCCCGAACGCCCACCTCGGCAGATACATCGGCGTAATGCCCTCGAAATAGCCGCCCCAGAAATCCGATTCCATGCACCGCGCGTAGGTGTCGATGGCTTGGCGCATCAGCAGCGCGCCCTCCTGCATCGCCTCGCCGTCCCACTCGGTGACGCTGACGAGGTACGGCGGTTCCTTTTCCACGGCAACGAACACGAACGCCGCGCACGGGTCCAGCTCGAGCAGCGCCGCCACCTGGACGTACCACGCGGCCTGAAGGTGGTACTTGTAGTCGGCTGCCCTGCGCGCGAATGCTTTGGGCTCAGCGGTCACCGTCGTCTTGAGATCCACCAGCCACAGCCGACCGCCAATCGTCGCCGACCAGTCGGGCCGCGCCTTGAGTCGCACGCCGGTTGTCGGGTCATCGGTGAGCAGTGATACCTCGGCCTCGCCCAAACCTTCGCCGATGATTCCGCTCGCCATCGGGTGCGCCAGCACCGCGTCGGCCATTGCTTTGATCTGCGCGAAGTCGCCGCTCAGAATCGGAATCACACCAGCCGCATATGCCTCATTGCGCGCCTCGGACGCCGCCTTACTGCGCCAGTCCTTGGCGTCAATGATGTGCAGCGGCGCGCCCTCGCCCAGCACCAGACCGTGAACCGCTTTGCCCAGGTCGAACACGGCGTTGCTCGGCGGCGGGTTGTCGCGCTGCTGCCTAAACTTGGCTGGGCATGACGGCGGCACCAGCAGTTTGGCGCCGCTGGCCGACAGACCCGGCAGCCGGTGGTACACCGTGTCGGGTATGCCACGCCACCGTCCGGACGGGATGTCGGCGACAGGCAGCAGGATGTCGCTGCTGACGTGCAACGTGTCACTGCCTACTGTGACGGCGGTCTGCTCGTCACCGACCTCGGTGACGGTGCCGACGTTCAGCCAGTCGGCGGTATGCCGCCACCAGACTTGGTCTCCGATGTTCATGCCTTTGCTCCCTTGGTGGTGCGAGTTGTAGACCGCAGCGGCGAGCGCGTTATGGGTTTCGTGAGCCGACTGGCCACTGCGGTTGTCTTTGTTTTTCGCGCCTTTTTGACCGCCTTCGTTCCGGTCATTTCGGTGGTTATGGACCGCAGCGGCGTTGCACCACTGGGCTTCAAAGGTGGTCTGGCCGCTGCGGTTGCTTCATGGATGCGCTTGGACTCAACCCACAAGTCCTTCAGGAACTCCTTGGCGACAGCGCGAATCGCCCGAGCCCTCTGATGTCCCATCGATAACGGCGAGCCAGCAAGTGCCGGTTTGCCGGCGGGGCCGCAGCGCACGCAGTCATGGGCGTGAACGGAGTCGGCGTACTTGTCGCGGATGCTCTCGTAGTACGCGCGGTAAGGGCGACTGGCGACGGGTGACCCATCGGGCATGGGCCAAGTGCGACCGCCCTCCTTGACCAAAGATTCCGCGATCAGGAAGCACCGCTTGCGTGCGGTGTCATTCCAGTTGGCCTTCTGCCCTCGCTGGCGACGTGGTGCGTCGCCGTTGATGACGTGGTAGCCGCAGTACGCCCACAGTTCACTGACGGTGCGCGGTCGGTTGTGTAGGTCATTCCAGTAGGGGTCGCGCACCGATTGCAAAAGCCGTCCGAACTGCTTGGCGCCCAGGCCGGTGATCGGCTTGGCCCACCCCCACAGCGCGTGCGCGCGCATGGATTTCTCCAAGTGCTTGATCGCGTCTTTTTCCAGATTCTCAATGGCATTGACCAACGCCGTAAGAACCATGACGTTGTCCTCAAACGGGTCCATACCATGACCGCGCTCGCTGGTATCAGTCAGCGTTCGCAGGCGATTGCACTCTGCGGTGCGAACCGCTTCTAAGTCATCCACTACGTCGGCGGCGATGCCGATGGACGGGTCGGCGAGGATGGGGCCGAGAGCGACAATCTGCGATTGGGTGTCGCCTGTTTCCTGGTCGCTCTCGGGGTCTGGGTCGGGCGTGCCGATTAAGGTGATGGTCATGGTGCTAACTCCTTGCGTGGGATAGAAGAAAAACCGACAACGGCAAATGTCGCCTGGAAATCGCCGCTGGCGTGGCCGTTGTCGGTGGTCTGATCGTCAACAGCGGCGGAGCTATGGGACGCGCGCGGTAATTGGCTGTTGACGATGGTCAGTTCGCCGCCGACGCCGCGAGCTTGGGCTGCGGCATGGTCTTGGTCGGCGGCAAAGTGTGAACCGAGAGCGGCGGGTTGAGGCTGGATTTCGCTGGCGCGATGGCCGCTCTCGGTGGTCTGGTTCCTTGCCGAGGCGCTCGACGCTTGGGGCTCGGCAGTTTGTTGGCCTCGGCGGGGAAGTGTGACGCTCATTTGTCGCCCTTCAAGATGTCTGAGGCCACAACGGCCTTCTTGCGGCGCATGAGCGTGATGACGTGACGCAGGTTGGCAATCTGCTTTTCGGTTCGGTCAATCAACTGCTGCCGTTGCTCAATGGCGATGGTCAAGTCATCGACGGTGCAGTCGCCGATCAGCTTCCACTCGTTGGCGCCGAGGTTGACCTTGCACCGGAACAGGTCACGCATTGAGTCTTGATACGCGCGGCGTTCGGCAAGTTTGACTGAGTAGTTCGACCCAGCCTGCGCGGCCGATGGCACAATCGGCTCTGCCAGCACGCTGTCCATCGCGCGGCGCCGGTCCTCGCCGATGACGTTGACAACGTAGGGGTACAGCGTGACGGCGAACAGGTCGCGCAGGTCATCGTCTTCTACCAAATCGTTGACGATGGCGGCAACCTTGCCAGGGTCATCGTTGGGATGGTTGGCGACGGTGTCGCGGATCATTCGACGCAGCCGGAATGACGGCTTCTCGTCGCTGAACTCAATTGCTTCTGCTGTACTCATGCCAATACCTCTCCCTGTTGAATCTGATTCCCTTGCCCCGCGAACTGCTTAAGCACCGGCACAAACTGCGGGCAGTACGCATACACCGCGATTCCAATGACCTGCCCCGCCTGGTATTCGCTCCACCCGGTCTCGCCCTCAATGGCGTCAGCGGTGGCGATGATGCCGTCTTGGCCGTGACGGCCAATGGTGAGGCACACCGACGGTGCGATGGCCATCGCGTAGCCGCGGAGGTCTGGGTCGGCGTGGGCTGGCGCGGCCAAGGTGACGGTGGTGATGGCGGCGGCGGTGAGTTTGAGGATCATGCGACTGCCTCGCACACGCCCAGCAGGTACTCCAGCGCCGCCACCGCCTGTTGCGGGCACACACCGTTGCCCACGATCCGCAACTGGTCATTTCGGCTGATACCGATGGCCGCGTCGGTGACCCAGCCGTCAGGCCATCCCATGAGCCACTGGCTAAACGCCGCCGACAGGCGCGGGTTGCCGTTCTTGTTCGGCTCGGTGGGTGCCGGGGCGGGTCGGGTCAGGGATTCCCAGCGTCGGATGGCGGGGGCGTACTTACCCCAGTTGGTGTGCATTTCGCGCGCTTGGCCACCAAGCAGCGGCTCATCAATGCGGCCACCGGAGCGGGATGTCTTGCCGCCTGCGCCGCCTGATGCGGAGGGTGTGCAGAGCAGCGGAGCTATTTCGCACAACACCACGCCGGTCAGCATTTTATCGCCATTAGTGCGGTGCTGGTTTGGAGAACCGTGACGTGCTTCGCCGGACAATGGCGTCGGCAGCAACTGCACCGCCACGCTCAGCGGCATACCCATGCCGTTGCCGTTCTTAATTCGATCCTTGACCGCAGCCTGCCTCGCTAGCCACTGCTGGGCGTCCTCGCCGTCGTTGAAGTTTCCAGCGGCTGGCGTGGGCAGCAGCGGCGCGTCACTTACTGCCGCCATCTGCCACAACACATCGGTGAGCGTCGTGCCGCTGTGGTGCTTGGAGTCGGGTTGCCGACTGGACGTGGCGTTGCGTGCGCCGACTGAGTCCATCGCGACGGGCGTCGGCAGCAGGTCTACATCAGGTTGTTTTCGATCACGATTGCCAAATCGGTCACCGCTTTGCGACCAGGCTTCTTGCGAAGGTGATCCTCCGGTGAACATCCCGACTGCTGCGCGACTGGCGTAGGCAACAACAAAGACCCGCTCTCGCCTGTGCGGTGCCCCAACATCGCCAGCGGCAACAGTCGTCCATTGCGCGTCATACCCGAGGTCGGCCAGGTCTCCGAGTACGGCTCCTGCTGCTCGGAGAATAAATCGCTCTGACTTGTTTCCCAGAGTTGTGTCTGCGGATTCCACGTTGCGATGGGCTCGGGCACTGAGCAGTCCTCTGACGTTTTCGATGATGACGATGGACGGGCGCAATACTCCGATGGCGACGGCCATTTCCGACCACAGACCTGAGCGCGTTCCCTCCGCGATTCCAGCGCGCTTGCCTGCGGCAGAAACGTCGGTGCAAGGAAACCCACCGCACAGCACGTCCACCGGCTCCACGGCGGTCCAGTCCACGGCGGTGATGTCGCCCAGGTTCGGCACATTGGGCCAGCGGTGAGCCAGCACCTTGCTTGCGGCCTTGTCCTGCTCGCAGTGCCAGACCACGTTGCCGCCGAACACATGCTCGACGGCCATGTCAAGACCGCCGGCACCGCTGAATAGCGAGCCGATGTTCACCGCTCCCCCATCCGCTCCACCCAGCCCAGCAACTGCCGCCGCGTCATTTCCACCGGAACGCACGCCAGCGCGACGACGCACAGTTCCCGCACCTCGCGTTCAGGCATTCGCGCCAACTGGCCCCAGACGATGGTGGCGTCCTCGTCACGCAGGACGGCGGCGAGGCGCAGCGCCAGCGGGACCAGCCCCTCAAGGTGTTTGATCTGCTCGTCGGTGGCGCCGTCAGCGTGGTAGAGCCGCCGCGGGATGCCCTCGGCTTCGTGCGCGTAGCGCAGTTTCTCCATTGCGGTGGACATCAGCGTTCTTCCCGCCTGGCCCACACCGCATCGCGGTACTCGCGTCGGCGCTGGCGTTCGTAATCGAGGTGGTCAATGAGAAACACGCCGCCGAGCGACAGGATGGCGACCAGCGCGCCAACGGTGGTGTCGCCGGTAAACCCGGTCAGCCACGACACGATTGACCACACCGTCGCGGCGAGGGCCGCGAAGATGAGCGCGAGCTTGACTCCGCTGGCCGGAATGGGTTCGGGCTCACGCTCGGGCGCGCAGAGGTCGGCTCTGGCGGCGGCCAGCCGCCGCAGTTCGCGGTGAAACTCCGCGTCGTCGTCGGGGTCGTCAAGGTAGTGGGTCACAGGCGTCCCTTCGTGGCTGTGCGGGTGATGGGTTGTTGGGGCGAAACGTTCTGCGAGCGTTGGCCGAGCCAACACGGGTTGCAGAGGCAACTCGGTGGTGTGCTGCGGCAGCGGAACACGTCGCCGCAGCGGTCGCAGACGGCACCGACGGCGCTGGCCAAGCGGTTCATATTTCGTCCACCACCGTGACGGCGGCAAGGATGTCGGCGCTCATGCGCTCGGCGAGTTGTGCGTGAGCCAGGACTGCGTCGGCCAGGGCGCTCAGTTCAGCCAGCGCGGAGGTGAACTCGTCGTCGGTCATGCTTGACTCGCCGTCGCGTAGGCGCGGCAGTCGCAGTCCGTCTGACAGCACGGCCCGACGCCTACCTCGCGCCATTCGTGATCGCCGCAACGGTGGTCGCAGCCGGCGCAGGCATCGCTGACCGACACGGGCTCGTAGCCGTGCGTGCAGGCGTGCGATTCAAACTCGTCGCGGGCCTGGGCGCTGCTGAACATCGCGGCCTGGTGGCATCGGTCGCAGACGCCGAGGTAATGTGTCACGGCGACACCACCATCGGCTCGCGCTCCAGCGTTTCGACCTGCGAGATGAGGCAGGAAAATAGCGCGGTCAGTTCCTGCTTGGTGAAATGCAATGCGTTTTCTGGATCGCCAGTAATCTGCGCCGTGTAACAGCCGGGGTGTCCTTTAATGTTGTGAACCTTCGGTGTGCTGGACACCTTCTTGCTCAGGTAGATGTTCATTGAGCCATCTGCTCCGCTGCGTCACGCAGTTCGTCGGCCGACCAGCCAACGTGTTCGATGTCGTCGTAGTCGTAGAGGTCCGACAGGCGCTGCACCACGTCGGCCGCGGCCTGCACCTCAAGGACGGTCAGCGGCGCGGGCTTGGGCTTGTCGAGCAGTCCAGGCTGAACGTCGTCGTCGTCCAGGTCTGTGGGCCACCAGAAGTCGGGCGATGGCCAGAGGATGTCAAGGATGCTGCTGATGCGGTACTGCCTCATCGCCGCGATGAATCGGTCCATGTGTGTTCTCCCTTGTTGTGTGATGCGCTGCGTTGAAACAAAACGTGTTATGCCATTGCCTCGGTAATTTCAAACAAGTTTTGAGTCACGATGATTGCTTTATCCGCTTTGTGAGACTCAAGTTCTGCGCGCGCAGCGGCTTCACGTTGTTTACGCGCGAATTTGATTTCTTTGTAGGCTTGGTAAGCGTCAGATTTTGGTTGCGCTTGGCCGAGGCTGTGGCACCAGTAGTCATTGCGGAGCAGTGCTTTGGCCATGCGCCGCCATGATGGCGCCCATTGCTTTGCTTCAAGGACGGCGGGCGCTTCGTCGGGCATCGTTGTGTAACCACGACCCTGCCAGCCTTTGATGAATCTACGAAAGCGGTCAATGTAATGATCGCGGGTTGTTTTAGGCAAACTGGCTAGCAGCAGGTTGGTGAATGATTTCCAGGTATGCCCTTCGGGCAGCGTCACCGTGCGGTAGCCGGCGATGTTGCCAGATTCCTGAACATAAAGTGCGCCGGTATTGGCGCCGTTGACTCGGGCGATGAGCTTGAACCATGTGTCGGGTTCAAGAATGTGGTACAGCCATAGCCCTTGGCGCTGGTCGTCGCCAAAAGGTTGGCACAAACGTTGTTTGGATAACGGCACACCGGCCTTAAACATCAGGTCGTAAACTCGGTTGGAGGGCAGTTCTGGTTGGCGACCGTGGAAACGCCAGATGTCCTCGGTGGCCCAATCGTAGATTGGGTAGATGTTGTAGAGGTTGTCGGTCAAACCAGTTGTCCATCGTTTACCGTCGCGCATGGGTTTGCTGTTCCAGCGAACAATGGATGCCAGCCGCTTTAAGGATTCGTCGGCGCGAATGCCGACAAATGCTCCAGTCATTTGATCGCCTGCGTACCACTTCCCCCATAAGACGATGAACTCCTCAAACTCCATGCCAGGTACAAACCACTCGTAGTCAATGACGGCATCGGCGGGTTTCGGTCGCACCCAAAGTTCTGGGCAATCGTCGTCCCAGCACGTCCATTGCGGCTCGTAGTTGGTCACAGCATTGCGAAGGTTCATGGGTAGGCATACCCAGTGCAGGTCAATGTGGTCCCGGTAAAGGTCAACGCAGTTTTGAATGTGTTCGACAGTGGCGCGGTACTGCGCCTCCATGTCGATGATGAGAACTCCAACGGTGCGGCCGCGGCGCTTGGCTTCGTCCATAACCAGGTGCAGCATCACGGTGGAATCTTTGCCGCCGGAAAAGGAAATGTATAACTTCTCAAACTGGTCAAACGCCCAAGCGATGCGTTCGCGTGCAGCCGCAAGCACTGTTTTGTTGGGGTTATAGATTTTGCGTGCATCCATTAGTACAACTCCGGTTGCGTTGTGCGTTCGGCGTCTTTTAACGTCGCCAGCGTGGGTTCGCCACGAGATTTCAGCCATTTGTTAAGGTATTCCAAAGCGGCCAGGTTCGCTTGATGTTGCTGTTCAATCGTCAGCAGATTGAAACCGTTACAAAACGCTGACGGCATTCCCGTCGCGTAGCACATCGCGGCTTGGCCCAACCATGCGATGCGGTTCATGCGGTCGTTGGACAGGTAATGCTCGGTGGAGTTCGACCACTCGCGTAGTACGCCTGCCATCGCTTTTTTGAATCGCGGTATGTCGGCTAAGAACTCGGCGTACATTGCCTTGCATGCGCCCTCGGACAGATTGCGGGTTTTGAGTTTGGTGTCGTAGAAGCCGGCCGGGTAGCATTCCCACTTGTCCCATGTGTGATAGATGCGTTTCATTAGTACGGGTCGCTTTCGCTGAAGCCGTTGAAGTCGTCGCCCTTTCCGACGACATCCCAAGACGCGGAAAACTCCTCATCGGAAAACAACTCCTGAAGGCCGGAGATTTGACAAAGCCGCAAAACCTCGTCGGGTTCCATGCCGAGCTCGCGGCCAATCTTGTCCTCTGCCCATCCTCGCCGCTTTAGTTCGACCACGATGTCGCTCATGGCATCGACGCGATGTTTGCCGCGAGCGCGGTTGTGTCGAATGGTGGATGCGATGCGGTCGCCGCGTTCTTCGCGGTCGTTGCGGATTCGGACTACGGGTAGGTAGCCGTGGATGCGGCGCTGGACGTCGGGCATTTCGCGCCCGACGCGATGACGATGGAAACCGTCGATGACTACGCGGCCCTCGTCGTCGGGCATCGTAACGATGGGCTGGGTAAAACCGTCGGCCATGACCGACAAGCGCAACAGCTCCATCTCGGGTGGCGCCACGCTATTGGGGTTGTAGTCATTCGCGTGAACGGTGTCGGCGGGCACCCACTCAACTAGGTCAACCGGTTCGCCCCCGAACGGAGAAAGCTCGCAGATGGCAGCGCGCAGCTTGTTCAGGCGCAAGACCCGTTCGGCTAGACCGTTGGCCGACATCAGGTATTCGGTGATAGCGGGAATGGGGTCGCAGTCGTCAGGGTCGAACGGGTACGTCGGTTCGTAAGACGGGTCGGGAATCTCAAGCTGTTCGTGAGCGGAATCGGTGGTCGTCATGCGCCGGCCTGGATCTGCGCCAGGTCGGCCTCGGAAAACCGGTAGTGCCCGCCCGGTGTGACAAATGCGGGTTTCAGCCGGTGTTTGGCAACCCAACGGCGCACTGTGGAGATGTCGACGCGCATCCGGTCGGCAACTTCGGATGTGGTGAGTAGCACATGATTCATAGCGCGAATGGTGCCATATCGTTACAAATGGTGTCAAGCACCATTTGCAGCGACACGCGGGTAAATCTCACACATGGTTGAAGTTGCGCGATATGCGCGTTTTAGCGCACACTGTGACTCATGAGTACCGATAACAACGTGCGATGGATACCGGACACGACAGGGTTCCCGGTGCGGTTGATGCTGGTGCGTCACCAGATGGGGTGGAATCTTAAAGAGGCGGCGCTTGCCTGCGGCCTGCCACCACAATGTTGGCGGCACTGGGAGCTTCAGGGTCGGAGACCGCGGGACTACGAAAGTTTGTGTAAACAGATCGCCGAGCACACCGGATGCGACCTACTGTGGTTGATGTCAGGTCAGGCGGGCGATGGTGCCACGGCGGCTCCCATTGCAACAATCAGGGGACGATCCTCGCCAACATTCCAACCCACCGGTTGGTTTGCGGTAGCATAGACAGTAACGGCGGGCCGTCACGATGCGAGATACCGGCATGAAAACCTACGAACTCCCCCACGCCTGGGATGCCAGCATCAACCTATGGCGCGGATACCTGCGGATGCGCGGCCTGAGCCGAGCAACCATTACCGTGCGCGTGGATCACGTGAGATCCATCGCGCGCGCCAGCAACACCGCTGGCCCCGAATCGCTTACCGCGGTGAATTTGGCCAACCTGTGCGCGTCTAGGCCGTGGTCAGCAGAACACCGTAGAGGCGTGCGAGCTAGCCTCAAGGGTTTTTACGGCTACCTAGTGGAGCATGGACTCGCCGCCGAGGACATCAGCCTCGCGCTTCCACCGGTCAAATCGGCCATGCCTCGGCCTCGGCCGGCCACCGACGACATTTGGGCGCAGATCATGGCCACGGCGCCGCCGCGGGAGCGGCTGATGGCACGACTGGCGGGCGAGGCGGGGCTGCGCCGCGCCGAGGTGGCCCAGGTGCATCGCGACGATGTGGTGGCCGACGGCTCGGGCTGGACTTTGATCGTCCACGGCAAAGGCGGCAAGCAACGCGGCGTTCCGCTCACCGCATCATTGGCCGCCGACATCAACGCCACCGCTTCCACAGGGTTTCTGTTCCCCGGCGACGTTGACGGCCATATGTCGCCGATGTGGGTGGGCGTACTGATCAGCCGACTGATGCCGGAGGGCTGGTCAATGCATAAGCTAAGGCACAGGTTTGCGACGAGGGGTTACGCGGGAACCGGCAACCTGCGAGCGGTACAGGAGGCACTGGGGCACGCTTCGGTGGCGACGACGCAGCGGTACACCGCTGTCAGTGGCCGCGAGATCCGCGCGGTGGCCGACGCGGCTGCCGATCCTGGCGCCGCATAAGCTAAGGGGACTCGAACCCTATTAGAACTGCGACTAAATACATTCTGACCTGCGGCGATGCAAAACTGCTGGTCGTGGTAGCGTGCGTCTGTCAACGGCAAAACGCAAGGTCGCGCAGCGGGTGCATTGACAGTGTCAATGGTCAAGGGGTGATGAGTTAAGCCTTAAATCGCGGATTGGCCAGATGCACCCTTGGCTCGCACTGCGGCGGCCAGGAGGGCTCGCACATGGTCGGCCCGCCGACGCGCAGCCCTTCCTCGGGCGGCGCTTCCACGGGTGGTGTTGGCTTGTCCCAGAACATGCACGCGGCTGCGAACAGCCAAACGCTGGTAACGATCCAGACCCGCACGATGCGGGCCGCGCGCATCATCGCACCGATCTCAACTCGGTGGTGATCTTGGCCCTCTTGCCGCGGCTGACACCACCGCACGACGCGCAGCGATAAAGCTGATACCCGGCGACTCCGGTGTAGGTGATGCCGTCGCGCACGAGCTTGCCGGTCGTGCCACAGGTTGTGCAGACCAGTAGTTCGTCGTCGTCGGCGTGCGCCTGGAACAAGCCGAGGTTGACCGGCGAGTACGGCAGGTAGACCTCAAGCCACAGCCGCTCGGTCAACTCGACATCGCGGATGTTGTACTGGCGCATGGTGCGCTGAGCGTCCTTCTGCTGGGTCTTAGTGCCGTGCCGGATGTCGTGCCAGAGATCCCGGCCGCCGTGGGCCAACTTGGACTCGCGCAGGTACATGCGGCTACTCCAGTCAAGGCTCTTGTAGGTGAGCCCTTGGCCGAACTTTCTCCGCGCCAGCTTGATGAGGTCGATGGATTTGTAGGGACGCACACGCGGCAGGCCAACCGTCGAGCACGCCTGCTCGCACCATTGAAGGTCGAAGCGGTCGCCATTGAACGTAATAATCACGTCCGCGGCGTCCATCCACTTGTGAATGGTGCTCAGCATCTTCGTCATGGCCTCGGCGTCATCGTCGCGCCAGGCGTGAGTGAACAGAGTTTTGTCCTCGCCGACCCACTTGCCGGCGGCGCAGAGGATGCGCGGGGGAACCAAGCACCGAGCTGCTGGAAGAAACTCGGTCTTGGGTTGAAAGGACTCCCACACGCCGCGCTGGGTTTCGATGTCCAACGTCAGGATCTTCGCCGTTGTGTTGACCTCGGCGACACGCTCAGCCAGACTCACTGGCGCACCCCATGATGATTGGCGACGTGGTCCCGAAACGGTGAGCAGGTCACCGGCAACCCTTCGGCCGAGCACATCTTCCACAGGCCGCGAACAGATTTACCATCGGTCACCCAAGTGTCGAACGCTTGCCTGTCTCCCTTGTTCAGCGATGCGTACCACGCGCACGACGCGCATCCCCGGCGTCCTGCAAGGCTTTCCCCTTCTTCAACGATTCGTTCTGCCAATCCCATCAGTGCACCTTTCCTAATGACGCAAGCAGCGCCAGCGGATCAAGCTTCTGCGGTAGGAGATTGAGTAAATGCGCGGCGACAGTAACCACAACCGCGCGCGTCACGCACGGGCGCGCTTCCAGGTATCGGTCAACGGCCTCGCTCATGAGTTGCCCTTCGGGCGCCAGCGCGTCATACGCGGCAACACCAATGGCTAGGACGAGCCAGGCGGCGTTCGCTGGTTTCATTGGAACCCGAAACCCTTGCGCTCGGTGAACTCCCAGTCAAACCTGGGCAGCACCGGGTCAAGGGGCGCCGGGTCTCGCTCGAGGGAGCCGGAACCGCCGCCGCCGGACCATTCGTCGGCGTCGAGCTCCTCGTATTCGCCGCGAGTCAGTGTCAGCTCGAGAATGGTGTAGCCAAGTACCCGCAGGAGAATCGTCACTGTGACACTACAGCCCGTCATCAAGGTCGAATTGGCCGCAGCCGCAGTCGCACTGCTGCTGCGTGTAGCTGGCTCTCGGGTTGTTGTAGCTGATGTTGGCGTAGCGCAATTCGCCCATGAGGTAATACGGCTTGCGATTGTGATTGATGATCGGCACGCTCAGTGTCACGGGCCGGTGCGATGCTCGGTCATGCCCGCACACGCAGAGCATCAGGAAATCCGTAGCTCAACTTCGGTGAGTCTGTCGGACACTCTGGCCACGTCGGAGCGCAGCGAGCGCACGTCTGTGAGCAATTCCGTCAGGTCGTCGCGCAGGTTCGTCGTGTGGTTGTTCTTGACCTGGCTCTGAATCTCATCAAGCCGCTTGATTAAGTTTTGCCGTTCCTCCAGCAACTGCTTTGACCATCCGAGCAGGGTTTGCGAGTCAGTCTCGTAATGCTGCTCGCGGGCTTCTGCCGCAGCGGAATACTCACTCGCGGCGCGGTTGTGTCGCGCGCCTGCCCACGCTCCGAACGCGGCGGCTGCGGCGAAGATCGTCGGCAGCCAGTCCATGATCATGAATCAGACACCACATGAGGATTGAGCGAGGCCGTGCCGTTGTAGCGCGTTCCAGGCGGCCCGACGTGCAGGCTGGCAAAGCTCTTGAGAATTGAGGCCAACGCACCAAGCGCCGCGGCGCCGGCCAGCGCCTGCCACGGCACGCTGTTGATGTCTTGGATTCTCATGCCGGTCCAGACGGCCATTGCGGCTGCGGCTGCTGAGCCCAGCGCGTTTTCCAGCGCGTGTTCAAACCACACCGTGCCGGGAAGTTCAAAGAATGAGGGCATGTTCGTTTCCTGTTCTCTCGGAGGTATGTGCCCGATTTGGGTGCTGACCGTCGGGGCCGCGGTCGGCGCGTGACGGTGGGGAGGGGCCGTCGAGCGCGGTGGGGCGGTCTAAATGCGCGAGAGGATGTACTCGCACAACGGATTTATAAATCCCTGATACTGCCAATGTGGTGCGTTCGTGCCAGCGGCGAAAAACAGAATCGCGTTATACAGAGCCTCGACGGTGGCGACGGGCATGAAGAAGTCTTTCGCGATGGAGATGACATCGCGGAACGTGGGCTGCATGACGATGTCGAAGATGTTTGTCTCAACATCGCCGACGTGTGACTCCGCGCGCCAAGGGTTGTCACCTACCGGAGCGCAGGCGTACATATCGCCGTCCAGCGCGCATGACAGATAGAACTCAGGAGTCTGCGCTGGCGTCAGGCAACCGGGTCCAGCGATGCCGCCAGTAACAAAGGTTTCCAGTTTCTTCGGCATTGGCAGGCCAGCAACCACATTGCCATTGGCGATGCCGGGACACCGCAGCGGATCTCCGAACTGGATGATTCCGCGAACGTCCGGCAGTCGGTTGTGCAGCACTCCGTTGGTGGCGAGGATGTCCAGCGCCCAGGTGCGCCCGGTGACGATGGCGCCTTGGGAATACCCACTGAGAAACAACGGCGTTCCGAGCGGGCGCATCGCTATCTGTCGGACCAGTTCTGCACGGCCTGCTTCAACGCTGGGCGCCATCGGGAACACTCCAGCCGGGTAGCCAATCGGCTGCCACATCAGCGCCGATTTAGGAGCCAGCAGCCCGTCGAGCTTGTTGGCTATCGCCTGCCAGGGATTGATGACGCCGAGCGCACGACCCAGGTCTGCGGAGAAGCCGGGGCCATACGGGTCGGGCACACCTGTGCCGTTGACCGTGAGCAGCAACGCCTGACTCACTTGGGCGCCGCCCGACGGTGATTGACGCTGTTGACCTCGTCATCGTTGATGTACGGGTTCGCCATGATCAATGCCTTGCAGAGAGTTGCGAGCATGTCCAGTGCGTCGTAGCTGTTCCCATCGGCCATCTTCACCTTGCGCGTCAGCACCTTCGCCAGGGTGGTGATCTGATCCAGCGCCGATGAGGATACGTTGCCGCCCTCGGGGAATGCGTAGTCAGTCTCCAAGCCCAAGATGTTGGCGTCGTAGAGCATGGCGACACGGCGAAACGGCTCAGAGTTTCCGGCGTTGACGCCGTCGAGCTTGTCGAGGATGTTCTGCGCGCTGGCGCCGTCATTAGGTGCTGTCATGATGTCCTCAGTGGCCGGGGTTAGTAAAGCCGGAAATGCCAAGCTGCGCGCCGATGGCGGCGACAGCGTCTACGAGCGAGCGGCCACCAAGCTGCGGCCATGAGATGCGAAGCTGGTCGTACACCTCCGACACTTGCGCTTCTTCACTCTGCGGTTTTGTCACTGTTCCTCCTATGTGAATGCCACACCGAGCGGCGAATGCCACCGGGTCAAGTCCATCTGCGCTGTTCATGTCGCAGTTGCCGAATGGTGGTGCGCCGTCGGGCAGGCCGTCGCGTGCGCCGTAGCCCTGGCCGTCGGTGTACTGATGCGCGAGCTTGATGAGGTCGGGGTCATACGGGTTGGCGCCGTAGCCCGCCAAAATGAACTTGATGTCGCTTGGACGGCACTGCCACATTGTGCGTTCGTCGCCGAGGTTGGCGTAGCCGATGACGCGCTTCTCGTTGCCACCCAGCCAGCGCACCAGTTGGTTGTACTCATCGTTGAGCACGGCGCTCTGGTCGTAGTTGGGGTTGCCGCCCGACTCAAGGTCGATCATGGACACCATGCGTGGGTGCGGCCCGCCCGCATTGTTGACCATCGCCATGTGGTTGGCGACTCCGGTCTGTCCTGGGCGCCAGTAAAAATATACAATTATCAGGTCGAGCTTGCCCGCATCGCATGCGGCGGTCGCCCAGGCGTAATTCGCATCAAAGTTGGCGTCTAGATGCGTGCCGTCATTGCTACGGAAGGACAGCACGCGATAGCCAGCGTCGGTGTAGGAATCATCGACGGGACACTGAAACTCGCTGACATCAGCGAAGATTGTGCTAGTCACGGTTTCCTTCGGGAGGTAGTGATAATCGGTCCAGTACGGGCTGGTTTGGTTCATCGCGCCGCAGGTTTCGTCGCACACGCCGTAGGTTCCGTTGTCTTCCATCATTCGCCAGACACCGGGTGCGAGTTGAACGCGAACTTGCGTGTGGCTGTTCGCTCCACCGCCGTGGTGACCGACACTGACCACGGCCACGGCGTCGTCGGGCACGTCGTTCAGCGAGGCGACGGCGATGGTGCCGTAGGGGCCAACGGCTCCCGGCTCGGCGGGGCTGCCGGTGGCGTAGTCAAACCACCATGATTCAGTGCTGATCGGGTGGCCCCACTGCATCGCTGGGCCTTGAGTAAGCGCGGCCAGAATCATGCTGACGAGCCCGCTGCAATCGGTGCCGGCGTAGATGTTGTCGCCATCCCACGACCCGCCGTAGACGTAGCCCTGGCCGATGCGCTGGTTGAAGATCCTGTTAGCGAGGTCGATGTTTGAGAGAGGTATCACGGCGCGCCTTCGGGTCGTCTAGTCCTTGGAACTTCTCGGCCAGCATCTTTTTCATAGCGTCGATGTCGTGTGTGGTGTTGTCGGTGTCGCTCACCATCCGCTGCGAGCCCTCAGTTCGCGCATCGTCACCGCGTCGGCGGGCACGCGGTGGCGACGTGGCGGGAAGCGCAGCGCGAGGTCGCGGAACTGCTCAGCCAGCTCGGCCTTCGCGTCGTCGCTCAGTTCGTCGGTGAGCGGGTTAGGCAACGGTTCCCCTGTTGAGCAGGTTGAGATCCGCAAGCAAGCTGGCCCGGTCAAACCCGTCGATGGTCTTGCCGCTGCCGTTGAGCATCTCGTCGGTGAAATGCACGACGGCCACGTTAGAGAACCGCTGGTAGAACGCGCGGGTCATTTTGATGCTGCGGCCCCATGTCAGGATGTCGATGCTGTTGCCGTTGCGTGCGACTGCGGGAATGTAGTGGCCGCCGACGATGTCGTGGTGACCGCGCAGCGGAGTCCACGGCCCACCGTGGGCAAACTGGGTTTGCAGGTAATCGGGGCATTGGATGCCGATGCCGACAACCTGAAACAGGTACAGCGCCTGGAGCAATTCGTCCCAGTTGCCGGGGGTCAGGCCGACGTAGGCCGCGAGGGTGTGCCGTTTGCCTGCGTCGTCAATGATGCCGGTGTGCTTCCGGTAGCGGTAAAGCTCGGCCATGTCAGTGCCCTGGTCGGTGTTCGGGTCCGACGGGTTGTAGCCGGTGATATCGCTGTAATTCCGCAAAGCCGTCGCCGTGGTGAACGGAACGGTCACACCGCGCTCGGCGTTGAGAAGCCGGATTTCCTCGATGCTCCCCGCGACGGCGCAATCGCCGACCTGATCGTTACCCAGCATCATCGGAGTGATGAGGTTGCCATGGCCGAACCGCAGTGGTGGTGGTGGCAGGTTGGGCGCGAGGTAGTTGACCAGCCTGAGCTTCGGTAGCTGGGTGACCGGCTTCAGGCCAAACTTATAGTCCACTAATTCTCCTGATGGTCGCTGAATCGGCAGGCCCATACACCTCGGCCGTTGAGCAGGGCGCGGTCTATGTCGTGGCCCAGGGCGCTGTCATTGTCAGCGGGGATCAGTCCGGCTTGGAGTAGGGCAAGGTGGAGATTGTCTCGGGCGTGGTCATTCATGCAACGGCGATGAGCGGGACGGCACTGCTTGCCCATGCTCCTGACGCACACGTCGCAGAAAACGTGACCGATGAGGCACCGAGAGCGTCACCAAGAAGGTTCGGAACGTAAGCACCATTTGCGCCGGGCACGTTGTATCTTTGCGTTTTGTTATAACCGGAAATGGTTCCGTTAGTTGCGGGAAAAATCAAATTCACGACTCTGTTTTGACTCTTAATCCCGTTTATTGTTTGTGCCACTGACGTGCCCGATCCTGTGACTGTTGCCATTGTTCCGAAACTAGACACGTTAAAATACGAAACAGAGTCAACAGCTATGGCGACAGCATTACCGCCAGCACTGTTAACGCTAACGCTGAATGTTTGAGAACCCGTTGGTGGATTTAATAATCCATAAAAATATGACGTATATGGATAGGTTGATACATACTGATAACTGCCGATAAGGTTCAACGAAGTTGTCCCTATTTTTACTGATGAGATGGCAACGGTTCCAGTTCCACCAAATAAATTCGCTCCAACTATTACAGCGTTGCCCGAAATGTTGTGCGTCCAACTAAAAGATGTTCCAACGGTGTTAACTGAATTAGTTCCCGCGCCGGTGCTGTCATACACGACTTGCGGCCTAGCATTGCTGACCGGAACCGGAAACCCGCGCCCCATGCGAACCACGGTTATTCCTCGAAAATCACGTAGCACAGCACCGTGACGCTGGCGCTGGACGACGGCGTTGCCCTGATCCGCAAGCTGTAGCCGTTCTGCACTTCAGGCTCGCGCCCGAGCGGGAATTGCTGCGAGAACACCGTCGATAAATCAGAGGTCTGCGCAAGCAGTCGCGTCGCCGTGACGCTGCCTTCGGCCGATGCGTTGAACCCGGTTGCCGACGTGCCGGTCGACGCCAAGCTCGCCACGCCCGTGGTGTCGTTGTAGTTGGCGACAGTGCCGGCGGTGACGGTGGCGAACACCGTTCCCGTTTCCACCAACTCCATCTGCACGGGCGCGGCCGGGGCCGTGGTGAAGCGGTAGCCCCACTCGATGATGCGGATCTTTTGCGTGCCGGGTTTCAGTTGCAGAATCGTCTTGACCGTTCCCGACGTGCCCGACGTGGCCGTGCCGCTCATCGGCGATGACAGCGCGGTCGTGCTGGCGTTCCAGGTGATGTAGCAAGGGGCTGCCATGTGTTTGTCTCCTAGCTTGCGACGGTGAACGTTGAGTCGAATGCGGCTTCGGGGTACACCAACACGACCGGGCCGAACGGCAATTGCTGGCCGGTGACGATCCAGTCGTGCAGGTTGCCGATTTGCGCGTTGTACCCCGGCTGGCAGATCGTGACCTGCCAGTTGGCGCCGCCGTCCACGATGATCGGTTCGCACGATGACTGCACGCCGTCCTGGTGCAGCGAGGCGAGCAACGTCACCACCTCGGCGGCGTTGGCCATCGTGATCTGCACAGCCGAGTAGGTCGGCGGCGTGGTGAGGGTGGGGGTGATGGGCATGGGGCTCCTAAATCGTTGCGGCGCGTTGGACGGCGATGGACAGGGAGGGCTGCGCGGGTGTGACCGTCTTTGTGGTCGCGGCGGTCGTGGTCGCGGTGGTGGTGATGGTGGGCGTGACCGTCAGCGCGACGGCACCGTATCGGGTCTTACTGGCCGCCGTAGATACGACCGGCACGACCGACAGTGCAGCCGCTCCGAACGCTTTGCGGGTCGCCGCCGTGGGTGTGGTCGGCGTGACCGTCAGCGCGGCAGATGCGAACGCTTTCCGAGTCGCCGCCGTGGACGTGACTGGCGTGACCGTCAGCGCGGCAGATGCGGTCAGACGCTTGCCTGTCGCCGTGGACACGGTGGGCGTGACCGTCAGCGCGGCAGATGCGGTAATTGCTGCCGTGGTTTTCGTCGCAGTGGTGGTGATGGTGGGCGTGACGGTGAGTGACGAGGATGCGTAATGCTTGACCGTTGGTGAACCAAGCGCAGGGAACGGCGTAGTCGCCGGCGTGAAGGTGGACGTGTACCGGGCGTAGCCTTTGGTGACGCGGATTTCGTCTACATACCCATTAAAAGGTGTCGTTGCGCTCCCAAGTTTACCGACTGCAAACGAACTAGTGGCGGCATAGTTCGTTGAGTCTGACCAGGTGGAACCCTTCTGCACACCGTCAACGAACATCCTGGTCGAACCACCGGAACGGCTTACGGCGATGTGCTGCCAAGCCCCGGTGGTGATTGCAGCAGCGCCGCTATTGATCTGCTGAACATTGTCAATGTCCCAAAGCAGCACCCCGTTTGAAACAAGCAACCACTGAATATCTGGATTAGCGAACCCTACGTCAAAGCTCCCGTTAACCGGAAGCGATATTGTGTACAGCCACATCTCAATCGTGAAATCGCCCGTTCCGAAAGCAAAGGTCGACAACGCCGCGCTGGATGCAATATAGCTGTTTGAATTGGGGAAGCTGACCGATGCACTACCGAACTTTGACTGCGCGGTGGAGAGTATCGCGCCATTGATGGAGTTGAAGTTCGCCGCGAGGGATGACGAGTCGGTGAACGTGGTTGAACCGTTTGACCCGTCGGCGTGGAGCAGCGCAACAACCTGAGAGTAGGCGGCATCGCCTGTAGATACGACCGGGGTGACGGTGAGCGCAGCGTTGGCGTGGATGACCTTTGCCGCGCTGACCGTGCGCGCCGGGGTGACGGTGAGCGCCACGGCGGGCTTCGCGGTGAGCTTCGTCGCCGCCGTGAATACCGGCGTGACTGTCAGCAGCGCGCCCTTGGAGGTCTGGCGCACCTCGATGGCAATCTCCACTGGGGTCACGGTCAGCGATGCCGTGGCGTAGGCGCCGCGCTTGGCCGCGGCGACAAGAGCCGGGGTGACCGCCAGTGTGGACGACGCGAACCGGATGCGCTTGCCAGCAGTCGACACCGCAGGCGTCACCGTCAGCGAGGCGCTGGCGTGAATGACCTTGGTGACCGCAGCGGCACGCGACGGTGTGACGGTGAGCGATGCGCTGGCGATCTTGGCGCGCACACCCGATGTCGATACCGCTGGCGTCACCGTCAGCACACCGACAATCGACTTTATGCCCGTGCGGCCGGACACCAGAACTCTCGGCGACACCAGCAGCGACACATCCGCGAGGTAACGCACGCTGCTCACGATGAGCGATGCGCCCGAAACCATCGTCGTGGACGATTCCGGCGCAACCAGAACTGACGTTGACTCAGGTGCGACAACCGCGACGGGAGTGGTCATCTCACCTCATCTATGTCAGGACTGGCGCTGGCGAATTGTCACGTATTTTTGCGTGTCGTAGCGATTGTGCTGGCCGGTGGCGTTCGTGGTGTTGACCATGCACGACAGCAATGACTGCGTTCCGGCCGTGCCACCAGACACCTGAATCAGCACCGACGTTGTGGTCGAACTGTCGGCTACCTTGGTCAACGCGCTGTCACAGGTGACGGTGTAGGACGAGATGGTTTCGCCTGTGGCCAAGAAGCTCGACCAGTCGAAGGTAAACAGTCGGATGTCGTCAGGGTCTTTAACCCAGACACTCACGGTTAGCTCGCGGTCGGGATGCTGACAGCCAGCGAGGAGAGCTGGAGCGTGTCGCCCGAGGCCCAGGCTTTCGACGCGCTCAGAGCTGCTGAAAATAAGAAGGTTCCAGCGGTCGCCGCGCTCCACACCGAGATGTCGGTGATGGTCTCGGAGGTCGCGGTGCCGCCCGTTCCGTTCGTCCACGACGGCGTGTTGCTGAGCGCCAGGGCGCCGGCCGATGCCGTTGAGAACGTGGCAGCCACGCGGGTAGTCGTGGCCACGCTGGTGTTTGCGGTGCCCGCACTACCGGGCGCTCCGGTGTGAAGTAACGCGTAGCCACCTGAGTACGCCGTGGGCGCGGTGTTGGTGAGCGCGTTGAGCAGCGAGTTGGCGAATGTGGTGGAGAAGCCGTCAGCCATTGTTTTCGTCCTTGTCTTTCGTGTTGGCGGGAATTACCTCGGCGGTGGCCTCTACGTCCACCACGATGTTGATCTGGTCGGGCATGGTTGCTCCTATGTCGATGTGACGGTGTAGTCGGCCTCAACCTCGGCCTGGGTAAACAGCCGTGCGTATTGGCCGTCGGTGGCGAACCAATCGGTGTCGTGCACGATGATCGCGGGAAAGCCGCCCTTGGTTAACTGCATGCGCCACAACGTGTTCGTGTCGTCCAGTGGATCTGCCTCGATGATGGGAAGCCAGCCGGTCGCGCGCATGACTCCCATGCCCTCGTATACGTCGGCGAACGTCGCGCCGGTGAAGTGCCAGCCCAGAAACGGATTGGCAAGTCCGGTCACCGAGTCGGCGACGTTCGGTGTGAGCGTGTGAGTCGTCATGATTTCCCCTTACTGATAGGCCAGGATGAACACGGCGCCAGGCGCTCCGGCCCCGCCAAACGGATTGCCTTGCCCGCCACCGCCGGGTGCGTTTGCCGCTCCTGCGGCGCCTCCGTAATACGTGTTGCCGTTAAATGCGGTGTTTCCTGGACTCATGCCAGCGGAGTAATACCACGAGCCCAAAATGCTTGACGCATATGCGTATCCGTAGGTGCTGCCGCCAGCAGTTCCACCGGCTCCGCTCACGGTGGTTCGCCCGGTCGCTACAGCACTGGAGGGGTATGCCGCTCCCTGCGCTGCGCCGCCCGCGCCCACTGTCACCGCAACGGTGGACAACCCGGTCGCTGTCCATGTTCCGGTCGCCCACTGGCCAGCCAGGCCGCCCGTGTAATACGTGCTTGTCGTTGTCGTGGTGAACATTCCACCGCCGCCGCCCACCACAACCACGTCCAATTTGGTTGCCCATGTCGGCACCGAGTAGCTAAATGTTCCCGCCGTCGAGAACGTCGTCAGCACGGGCGGGTAGGCCGTGGACGCGTTGCCGCCGGACAGGGCGAGCCACGGTGTGACTGCGGCGTAGGTGGGGCTGGCGATGGTACTCGGAGCAATAGTCGATAGAGACTGTTGCAATACCACTGCGATGCCAGCGGTGTATCCCGCGCTGACTGTTGCGGCAAAGGTCACCGAGCCGACAGTTGAGGAATCGCCAATGACGATGTTGCCCGAGTATGTTGCGTTGCTGCTATACAGGAATCGTTGCGTCTTGGTGTAACCGCTCAATGTGGCGGCGCTGGACAATGATGTGCCACAAATTGCGTTGACGACGATGCCGCCCGTCACTCCGGTTGCGGTGACCGAAGGCGACGTGCTGCTGCCATATGACGTGGTCACCGTTGAGGCTAAGCCGGTATTGAGGTATGAAACGCTGTCGCCAGCAAGCGAGTTGTTGATGGTTCCACTGAACGTCGCCGTCACGGTGACCGTTTGTGTTCCACCGGAGACATTTGCGAGGCCGAACATTTGAAGCAAACCACTGTTCGCGGTGTTATTTGGAGAAACCGAGCCAAGCGATGTCATGGTGACGCCGCCGTAGGTGACGGTAATTGAGGACACCGAACCCGACAGGTTGAGTTGCGCGAACGCTGACACGACGACGTAGGCCCCCGCCGTCGCGGTGTGTGACCAGGAAATCGTGGAAGACGACGAGGTCTGGTTATTCAGGTGCGCGCCAGCACCGGCCGCATCGTAAGCAACAGAACTGGCCGCCCTACTCGCACCCAGCCGCTGCGGATACATGCCCGACGCAGTAATCGCCGGAACCAGCGAGGTCTGCCCGACGAGGTTGTAGGTGCCGCTGCCCACGACGACCAGCTCGACGGCGTACACGTCACCTTGGAACACGCCGACATACGGACTCACCGCCGCCGTGGTGTTGCTGCCCGTCAGCGAACTGGTGATTGTCAGCATCGTCTGCGCGGTGTTGGCGAGCGTGCCGGTAAAAGTCACGATGAACGGGCCGCCGTAGGCGGCGGTAATCGGATTGACCGCGACGACACTGACGTTGCCGGTGCCGATGCCCGACAGCGCGGCCAGCGCCGTCTGCACAGTCGCGGCTGAATCGTTCCATTGCAACGTCGATGTGGTGGCCGAGCCGAACGTCAGCTTGTAGGTGCCGCCGGTCGGCGTGCCGAGGTTGACCGTCTGCACGGCGCACGCCGTCACCGTGCCCGACGTGGTGGTGTTGGGGATGGTGTAGTAGTTCCACAATACTGACGAACCGCCGGCCACTGAGCCTTGCAGGTTCGGCGTCGTGTACACCCATGACAGCGCCCCGGTGGACAGGTTCATCGCGTACAGGTTGAAGTAGAAACCTGTCAGCGTGGACATACTGCCGCCGCTGGGGTAGCCCAACCACGCGAACTGGTCTTTCTGCGCGGCGACATCGGGAATGGAAATCATGCCGATGACCGAACCGGCCTGCGTCACTGCCGTTGTCGGCATCGTCGTGCTGACCGTGGATAGATGAAAAGTAGGGTCCAGAGTCGGGTCGACGTTGTTGGCGATCTGCTTGGTGGTCGCCTGGCCCTTGTTGAAACCGTCGGTGGTTTGGGAGAACGCAGCTAGCGAGTTGCCGGGTGGCGTTCCCGGTTGGGCGCCAGACGATGCCGGCGGCGCATAGCCGATAAAGCCTTTCGTGAATGCCGTCCACTGATTCTGGATTGCCGTCAGCGAGCCGGTGGTTTGGCCGCTGATGTTGCCGACAAAACTGTTGGCCCATTTTTGGAGATCGTCACCGATATGGGCGCCGCCTAGTACCGGCAGCATGTTCGCGGTCGGGATGAGTTTGAGCGCGGTTTCAATGCTGGCTATGGTCGTTCCGGCCTGGCCCAGCGCGGTGTTGATGCTGTTGATGATGTTTTGCTCGGTGGCGGTCACGCCGGTGATAAAACTCGCCGGAATGGATTGCAGCGCGGCATTAAGGTCGGTCAGCGCATGATTCGTGCCAGAGCCGCCGGTTATCAGGTTGATCACGTCGTCAATGATTCGCTGCGCGAGCTTGATGGCCGCGACGACATCGGCGATGACGGTGCCGCCGATGCCGTTGATGAGGGCTTCAATATCGTTGATCGTTTGAAGCACCGGGGCGAGCGCGGTCTCCAACGCCGCAAGTTGCTCCTGCCAGCCCGCCGGTAGAACGCCGTTGAGCGCCCGGATGATTGCCTCAACCACCAGCTTCGTCATCGCTGCGGGCAGTTGTTGCGCCCAGTACTGAAGCTGATGCTCGGCTAGAAGAAACTGCTGCTGGCGGTTGTAGCTGTCATCGTGGATGCCGGGGTTCGGCGTGATCGGATAGGTCACGGGCTACACCGGCAAGGCGAGAACCTGGAACGACGTGGTCGCGGCCGACGTCGTCCAAGCGTCGGTGGTGGATGCGACCTGCTGCGCATAGAGCACGATGGTGGCCGTGGTTCCCGCCGAGACCTGGCCGTAGGTGGAACCTGAGCCGGTCGGCACGTTGGACGTCAACACCGGAGCCTGGGTCGCCGTACCCGGTGCGCTGTATCCGATGCCGACCTGCTGGCCACTGGAGTTGCCGATGTAGGCGTAGAGGTTGCACTGGGTGTTAACCGTGCCGGTGACGATGCACTGGCCCGAGACCACCGGGAAGAAGTTGTAGGGCTGGGCGGGGATGACGATCTGCGCAAGCTGGCGTGGACCGGCAGTGTTGCCCGACGTTGCCGAAATGGACGTCGGGAAGTACACCGCGCCCTTCGGTGGCGGCACCGGGCTGAACTTGCTGGTGGTGGCATTCCACATCAGCGTGAAACCGTTGGCCAGCGCCAGCGTTCCGAGCCCCGACGGTGCGCTCGTTGTCGCCGTGGATGTACCGGCGACGTAATCGGTGGATGCGCCGATGCTGTAGCTTCCAGTGCTGCCGGTAGCACCCGCGGGCAGACCCAGGTTCAGCGAGTAGGTGGACGCCACTCCTGCGCCACCTGCGGTCAACTGCGTCAACGTCGCAGTGGCCGAGCTTCCCGCCGACAGCGTGGTCACGGTGCCGATGGAAATGGTGGGCGGCAGGCCGGGTGTGCCGTTGACGAGCGCGGGAAGCGTGCCGAGGCCACCGGATGGCGTGATGGTGAGGGTGGCGATTCCCGTCGTCGGGTCGAATGCGTTGTTCAGTGTCAGCGTGCAGTTGTCAACGACGAGCGAGTTACCGCTTACCGAGATGCTCATAGTGTCCTAGTGGCTGCTCAGAGTGATGATTTGGAACGCCTTCTCGAAGCTCACGAGCTTGCGGTATAGCTTGGCCAGTGGCGATTCGACCAGAGATCCGTCGCCCACGGTGATCTCCATTTTCCCCAGCCGCGTGGTGCGGTCATCGGTGAAGACCACGGAGTTGACGTAGTCGGTGTAGAGCAGGCCGCGGCTGGCGAAGCTGGCCATCTGCCCGACGTGAATATCAACCCCAAGGGTGTACGGATACCCATTGAAGGCTGTCCACTGATAGGTGTACTGGCCGCGTGTCTCCCACATCGCGTTCTGCATGGCGAACCAGGAGTCAAGCGTGTACGCCGATGAGCCGGTCTGGCAGAAGTATTCAGGGAACCCGTAGGGTCCGAGGTCTTGGCGACGGCCGAAGTTTTCCGAGCGCCAGAACGCTAGCAGGACGTCGTCGATGATGCCGTTGAACAGGTCAGTAGGTATGCCGCTGATGCCGATGATGATGGACAGCGACGAAATGGCGAAACCTACGACGAGATTGAGAAGGTCGTTGATCCATTGAGGACTTTTGCCGCCGGCGACAATCGTGTGCGCTAATGCGTGCCGCGCTTTGATGCTGTACTGCAGCGTGCCACCAGCGGGGTCGTCCGTCATAACAACCCACGGCTGAACAAAGTTGACGCCCAGCTTCGGCGCGATGTTGATGCCCTGTGGCGCGTACTCATGTGACGGGTTGAGGAACGGGGCGAGCACTTGGCCCAGCGCCGAGTTTTCAAGGTCAACGGCGGTCTGCAGGATTCCGTCAAGGAACGTGCCGGTCGGGCCGGTGACATTGAGGTTGGACTTGGCGTCCATGACGATGGTGGCTTGGGTCAGCGTGGCGCGCAAACCCTTGGGCTGCGGGTCACCCGGTAGCCACAGTTGCATCGTGACGGTGATGCCGGTGTCCTTGCAGACCTGGGCAATGAGCGTGTCCAGTTGATCCATGCGCCCCGAAAAGCTGACCCACGGCGAGGTGTCGAACCAGAAGTTCGTCGGCACCACCACAATCGGCGTCATGAGTTCCTGCTGCAGGTTGCCGTTGGACATCAACAACGTCCCGAACCAGGACTCCCAGTTCAGTTCACCCGAGCCCAGATTGTCGACCATTTCCCAGATGCCACTCTGTAGCCTGAAGCATTGCTCCGCGACCAGGGTCTTGATGCAGGTGATGGCAGGGCCGATGTAGACGGCAGTCGAGGGGAACTGTATTTCGATGGGCAGGAGAAATGCAGGCCAGCACAAGATTTTCGACAGCCATGCGTAGTCGCTGACACACGTCACGACGATGGTGTTGATTGAATTGTGGTATCTGTCCTCGGCGGTGAAGACGCGGCCCGAGTAACGGATGGTGCCCGTTTCGATGGTGATGGGCACGACGGTTTTGGCGCAATTCAGCAATGCGGGAACCAGTGGGTCGTTGCCTTTGATGACGATTTCGGCCGACCCGACAGCGTTGCGCGCCAACTGGAACGTCAGCGAAATGTAGTCGTTGAGCTCGCCGATGGCGCGGTACACCTTGTCATACACCGTGATGCGGATGTCATCGGACGGCCGATTGACGGCGTCGGCGGCGATGCTGGCGGCTTCAATGGCGACTGCGGGCGTGCCGTTGTAGTAACCGGTTTCGATGAGCTCAAGAAGCGAACGGCCTCCGGTGAACTGGCCGTCGGTGTAGGACAGTGGCGGCTGGAACGGCAGCAGGACTTCGCCGGCCGGGAACGTGCTCGGTATCGGTGCGGGCGCCACCGGCTGCACGATCTGCTGCGGCGGCAGGTTGGGGTTGAATGGTCCTTGCAGGCTCACCAGGGCCACGTCCTGTACGGAGTGGATGCGGCAATGATTTTGCTGTTGGAGTTGCCGCCGTTGATGGACACCGGAATCCACGACGTCACGGGCATCTGGCCATCTTTTTTGGGCGGCAACGCTGACGCACTGGTGAATCGGCCGTTGAGTAACGAGTACATCGGACCCTGTGGCGGCAGAATGCCGAACAGTGACTCGAACTGCTGCAACAAGGGCGGCACGTTGTTGTTCGTGACGAAGTTGACGACCTGCTCAACGAGAGTCTGGAACTGCGACAGCGCCTGCGCCGGCTGACCGACCGAGACGTCAACGACGCTGCGAAGACGCGGCATTGTGGTGATCAGCGCGACCTGACCCGCATACAGCGGCCCGAAGCGCACGGTGCTGGTGGTGGTGCTGAGCAGGCCGGGACCGCCGCCCGATATGGCGTTCGACCCGGTCGCGTACACGTTGGCGCCGTTGCCCAGGGAAAAAGTTCCCGGCCCGTACACCAGGAATCGCGGCCATGACGGTCGGGTGCCGAGGTTTGTCAGCGGCAGGAACCCTGAACCGTTTGCGCCGTCAGGAAGCGCCGACAACGCTCCTGCGTGCTTACCGCCGGGAAACTGGCTGACGCTGTCGATACCCTGCCAGAAAGCGTCATCGCCGCGGCATTCCCAGGTGAAGCTGAATCGGCGGTGCAGCGATGGGTCTTGCTGCAGCGCATCGGGAATGCGGGACTTTTGGCGCACCGGCATCCACCACTGGCCGAGCTCTTGGGTGAACACGTTGAGCGTGCCGACGTTGGGCGGGTTCCATGCGGAGATCCAGCTTCGGACAACCGTCCGCAGTGACGCGGGGGTTTTTCCGGATGCTTCCAAGGTGAGCTTGATGGTGGCTGGCTCAAAGACGGTGTCAAGGTAGGTGACACCATCCTGGCGTGCTGCCTGTTGGTCAAGGATCGAAAACGGCGCCTGGAATCCTTCAGTGCCGAGCAGACCGATTCCGTCCTCAGTGCCAAGGTCTGGCGCCTTGCCGCCTTGCAGAAAGAAGATGCTGCCCTCGGCTCCCACAAAGCTGATGTCAGGAACGGCGCCTTTAAGGGCACGCCGATCACCCATCGGGGAGATGATGCCGGGAGGATAGGTGCTCATAATTGGAGCTGCGGCAAGTTACCCGCACCCATGTTCATGTTGTTCGACGCCGCTCCCTGCGGTGGCTGCTGCGGCGCATCGGCAGACTTGACGTGAATCGGATCGTCCTTGCCGCCGCTGGGTCCATTTGGCGTCCCGGCTGGCGGTTGGTTTCCGTTGAGCGGGTCGTGTTTGTCATCAGGTTTTTTCGGATCTGCCGTCGCACCGGCAATGTTGGGCGTGTTCGCCTGCTGGCCGACCAAGCCGCCCAGAATCTTTCCGGCCCAGCCGCCTAGCTGCACTGTCGGGGCACCGAACTGGCCGCCTTGAAGCCCGAATGTCTGCAGTGGTGCGCTGGCCAGAATGGATGCGGCTTGCACGCCGGTGGAAATGGCCTGGTTGGCGATCTGTGTTCCGGCCTGGGCCGCCATGCCTGCCAGTGGCCCGCCCGCGCCCATGAATCCTGCTGCTGTCGCTGCGCCGACGATACCCTGCTCGGCTAGGCCGATCAGGCCGCCGCCGCTGACGCCGCCACCGGGGCCGCTACCGAACGGCACCTGCTGCTTGGGTCCGGTGGGCGCCGGTCCTGCGGCGTTGGGCATGGTGGGTGGGGAAACGATGCCGGGGCCAAAGAACATATCCTGGCCCATGCCGGGAACGCCGCCGCCGTAGCCTTGGCTCATCCCGCCTCGACGGCCACCACCGGCTGCGCCGGCAGGGCTGACAACGCTCGCTGCGCTTGGCCCGCCAGAACCATAGATGTAACCGCGGCCCGCTGTGGCGGCGGCGGCATTCTGCGCGGAAATCCAGTAGTCACTACCTTTGCCTTGCGGCGCAGGGTCTGCTACGCGAATGTTGCCGCCTTTTTCATCCACGCCCATGACGGCGACGTAGTGCTGTGTGCCTTCAGAATAGTTGGGCGCATTGGTTCCGTTGACGCCTTGAACCCTGACACCGTTGACAAGGTCGTAATTGAGGACACCGCCATAGCCAGATTCCACCGACTTGGACAGATCTGCCATAAGTTTTTGAGGGTTGTTTTGTCCAGTGACCCCGGTGTATCCAGCCTGCGGCGCGTACCTTTGCAGGGTCGCCAATTCGGTGCCAAAAGGGGTTTGCCCATTGGCGACGGTGTTCATGTCGGCGGTCAATCCTTGCTGACCCCTAAAGATGCCTTGGCCGTTGAGAACGATGTTGGCCGCGCTCGGGCCGCAGTTGATTGCCAGCGTCTGGGCCTGAATGCTTCGGTCGTAAGGCAGTTGAAACATGCCCGCCCCGGTGGCATTGACACCGCCGCCGCTGCCACTGCTGGCGCCGCCCGAAAAACCACCCGCCGAGGCTCCGTTGGCAAACCCGTCAACGATGACGTGGACCGGGCCGCGACCTGATCTACCGAGGGCGCCGCCGGCATTCTCGCTTGAACCGCTGGCCGTATCGTCGGCTGAGCTCTTGCTCGATTCTGATTCGGCATTGGTTGCCGGTGCGGGGTTCTTGGCGAAAAACCACCCTTTTCCTGGCTCAATGAAGTTATTGTTATTGTCGACCAAGTGGTCGTACCCGTCAGCGCCCTTGGCGACTTTCCGTCCATACATATCGGTTTTAACTTCCGGCCCGAACATACCGCCTGGCTTTTGCAGTTGAGGATCTGTGGGAGCCGTGGGAAGCCCGAGATGGTCGTGTAGCCACTTGCCAGCATTTGCTGGTCCCTGGAACAGCATTTTGTCAAGGGTGCTGTTGTCGCCGATGATTGGTGCAGTATGCAGCATCTTGTCAATTTCGGGGTCATTGACTAGCTGGCCAATGGTATTGAGCGTTGAGACAATGCTGCTCAACGCGCCGAGCTTGCCGCCAATCCTCCCGAGCTTGCCCTCAAGGCCGCCAGCATTTTTATCAAATCCGCTAAACAGTTCCTTGCCGTCGCTCAAATGCCTATTGAGGTCTGTGAGGTACGGGATTTCTTTTGATGTTGCATCAGCGAACTTGTTGAGTGTGTCAGCAGCTTTGCTGCCACCAATTTTTTCCAAACCTTCGGAAACTGCTCTGAGGCTTTCGCTAAGGTTTTTGTCACCCACGGCATCTTTTAGATGCTTGAACGGGTCTCCGATTTTCTTTTCAAGAAACTCTGACAGGTTTCCGCCGAGGCTGCTACCCAGCTTTTTGGTATCGCCCAGCGAGTCGACCAGACTGGCCGCTAACGAATTGCCAACTTCTTTGCCGGCAGTTTTAGCACCGTCTTTGAGTGTCTTTTCGAGAACGGCTGCAGCTTTGTTCCCGTTGCTTGATATCGAACTTGCGATTTCGTCGGTGATCTGCTTGCCGATTTCGGTGCCAGTGTTTTTGGCGCCGCCTTTGATTTTCTCGGCGGTTTCTTTACCGGCTTTTTCGGCAGCTTTCTCGTCCACCTTGGGCACGACGTCGACATAGATGACATCTTCGTCATTGGCCATCGACACTCACCGCCCTTCGTCGTCTGTGTGCCCGCGCATCTGCGCAACGATTTGGTCATGGACGGCGCGAGTCTCCGCGCGCTTGGCTTCCTCAATCCGCACCGAAGACGGCGGCAGGATCGGCTTGTAGGTCATCTGCTCTTTGCCAAGCAGCGCCCAGAGATCCCCGCGCATCGCTTTGATCTCGTTGACGATGGCGGCCAGCAGATGATCGGTCAGTCGCCAGTCCTGGGCCAACCGGAACGATGACGTGTCCGACAGGTTCTCCACACGGTTGATGACCGTGCGGCTGGACAACGTGCCGCGATGCCAGTCGGCGATGTCTAGGCCGTACTCGCGGGCCAGGTCGGCTTCAATCTCGCTGGCGTACTCCGCGAGCAGCGCCAGGACTACTTGCCTTTTGGGTCGTCGTCGTCATCCTCGTCACCGCTCTCGGCGAGGTCGTTCCAGATGGAGTGAATCTCGCGGGCGGTGAAGCCGTGGTCAACCAGCTTGACGTAGTCCTCGTCACCGAGGATTGCCTTCATCAACCGCACCAGATACGGCTCTGCGGGCTTGCCGTCAATCTGCGGCGGTTCTACGGCGCGGGTCATTGGCCGACCGGTCTCAGGGTCTTTCTTCGGCTTTCCGGCATCGTCCAGCAGTGGCTCGCGGTCCAGGCCGTCGCCGCGCTGCATTGCCTCAAAGCGACCCAGTGCGGCGTCGTCAATCCGCAGCGGGTGCGGCAACCGGATGGTGCTGCCGTCCTTGAGCTCAAAGTCGACGTAGGGCTGTTGACCCAGGGCTTCGATGCGCTGCTCTCCATACCCGAGAGCCTTCACACGACGATCTTTCATGGCTGTCCTGATTTTCTGGCTGTGCGTGCAAACGGTGAAACCAGGACCGGGCGGTCAGCACAGCCATGCACCCCGCCCGGCCTGGCGTTCGTTACGACGCCGTGGACGTGATGGAGTTGGACGCGGCCGACGTGATGCTGACGCTGTTGGCGTCGGTCGCCGTCACCGTGAAAGCGTTGTACGCGGTCGATGCGGTCAGGCCGGTCACGGTCACCACGGTGTTGGAGCCGCTGGCGACACCAGCAGCGGCCTGCACGGTCGCCGCACTGAACGAGCCACCGGAGGTCAACTGCTTCTGCACCGTGTAGCTCACGGGCGTCGTAAAGCCGTATGGGGTGGCAAACGTCAACGTCGCTTTCAGGCCGGTCACTGCAGCGGCAACCGGAGCGGTCACGGCGAAGTTGGACTCGCCCTGTGCGCGCCACGCGGGTCCGTCGCGCAAGATCCACCGCGGCGAGCCGTAGTCGCCGATGGGCGGGTTGCTCCACGGGTCGGGCACGGCCATGCCTTTGACCATCACGGTGGCGGCTTCGTTGATGTTCCAGTTTGTCTTGCCGAAGTCGCCGATCAGCACCTTCGGGTAGACCCGCACGATGTAGTAGTTCTGACCGTTCTTGCCGTCCACGCCGATGAACAGGCATTGCCGCCAGATGAGGTCGGTATCCACCTGGGCCGCCGAGGAATACCCCGGCGTACCAATGGCCTGCAAGCTGGACAGGGGCGCCGAGTTGTACAGGGCATCCAACACCGGGTTGGACTCCATGATGGTCGCCGACATTTCTTCGGACTGCTCGGTGAAGTCGTAGCGCGCCGGCCACCGGGACTGCATGACCTGCGTCGGCTTCATTGACAGCTTGGGCGTGAACTCCGGGCCCTTCTCGTCCATGTAGCCCAGGTCGTACCAGGGACCACCGGAGTTGCTGGACGAGAACAGCGTGGACGACAGGTTGCCGTCAGTGCCGAACGGGGTAAACCCGGTCAGGCTGGTGGTCGAGTAGTTCCAGTCGCGGATCAGCCACGACCCGTAGAGGACTTTGCGGATGTTGTCCTCGTTGCCCTGAAACAGTGCGGGCCACAAGATGCCGTTGGGCATGGCAGTTCCTTCCGAAATGGGTGTGTTAGAAGCCGGTGATGGTGGGAAGTCGCAGTCGTAGCCGATAGCGTCCGACGTAGCGGAAGATGACCGCACCGCCGCCGCCGGGTTCCCACTCCATGTAAATCGGGGTGAGCTCAACCTGCGTCGGCGCATACGGTGTGACGACTATGCCACCAGGGAGCGTGACAGGAGTCTTGGAGCGCAAAGTTCGCATCGCGTGATGCACCGTGCGGGCGATGTCGCTGGCCGCGGTTTGCGTGCTGTGAAACGAGTGGATAGAGATGGTCGGGTAGTCAACGAAGTAGTCGTCATCCCCGGCGATGCGCTGCACCAGGACGAACGGCAGCGGGGGTTTGGGTGGCATCCGCGCGGCAATCTGGCCGGTGGGTACGATGCCCAGACCGCCGAGATAGGCGATGACGAAGTCCTCGACGTCGATCTCTGATGTGGTCATGGTTTGCGGAAGTGCGCTTTGACTTTGGCCATCAGACCGTATTCGGGCATGTGAACCACTCCGGTGTCGCTGGAGTGCTTGCCCCTGCCGTGACTGCGTGAGCCGCCGGGTTTCTGAGAATCTGCGCGATACCGGGTGCCGAACTCAATCCAGTACATCTTCGCATCGGTGGGCTTGACCCTCCACCGCACCGTTGTGTCATCACTGGCGTTTTTGATGATCAGTGAATCGCGGTAGTCGCCGGGATTGCCGAACGCCGGTTCATCGCGGTGTGGCGGTTTGTCGCCGAATACCGGAGCAATGCTTCTCCAGTAGACCCACACCTCAACGGCCTTTTCGCCGACCTTTTTATTGACAAGGTCGCTGTGCAGGACTTTGTCGATCTCTGATTGTTTGATGCCTGGAATCTTTTTAACCATTGAGACCACTTGGGTTCTCGCACATGATCACAACGTGGTGGGGCGCACCGTTGACGCGCGGCTGAACCTTGGCTCCGTACACGCGGTATGTCGTTCCCTGGGCGTCAACGATGCGGTCTGTGGCCTTCGCGGCTAGGGCGGCCGGCGTCGGCGATGTGATGAATCGAAACTGCGTGATCGTGTAGTCGATGTTGCTGGCCGATTCCTTGACTTCCGTCGGCTGCAGGATGCCGTACAGCGTCGTCGGGGTGTAGGACAGCGCGGCGATGCCCTTGCGGTCCAGGGCTCCTGCGACGGCGGTCTGGTAGGTGACCGATTGCGCGCCGATCACAGGTAGATCATCCGGTAGTCGCCGAGCAGTTTCTCATCCAACCAGCCGGCCGCCGACATGCTCGGGTCATTGAATCGGTTGGTGACCTCACCGACGCGGACCTCAGAGGCTCCAGTGGGATTGTCCAGGTACAGCGCCGCACCGCGAATGACGGCGTTGACGATGCCCGAGGGCAACGTCGGCACGCCGGTCACGGTCGCCGATTCGGGCAGCGTGTAGCCGTGGCTGTAGGTGACCTGCAGGCTGCGCGGCAGCGACGGCCAGGTCGGCACGTTTGAGGTGGATGTCACGCCGTAGTAGCCGTAGTAGCGCGAGGTGTCATAGATAAGACCATCGGTTGCCCAGCCGTAATTGGTCAGCGTCACCCACTGCAGACCGGAGCCGAGGTTTTCCTGGGCCTGGACGGTGGTGACCGCCGATACGGGCGGGTTGGGCAGCATCGCCATAGGCTGGCCGCCGTTGCCGACGAACGGGTCCACGAACACGGTCTCAGATGCAACGTAAGCGAACTTGCGTTCGCAATAGGACTCCACCGAGTCCGACGCCCAATCCAGCGCAAGCTGAACTTCGGCGACGCTGTGCGCGCCGACGATCATCGGGTAACTTGACGTCACCAGCGATGCGGGAACGAGGCTCATTTGGTTTTCACATCCGTTGTGGATGCTGTGACCTTCTGTGCTTTTGGCGCTTTGACGACCTTGGCTGTGACGTTGTGACTTTTTTGCAGGAACTCCATGCGCGCAGCAACCTCCTCAACGTGGCGGGTCTGGGTCATGGCGTGCGTCCTTGCGTCAAGAGTGAATGAGTGCGGGGCGCACCATGTTTGGGTGCGCCCCGCCTCATCATGGTCAGCCGTTCTTCAGGACAGCCAACTCGAACAGCTCAGGCCGCTCGATGGCGAGGCCGACACGGGTGTATGCCCGCATTGACCACAGCCCCTGCTCGAAATCGGTGCCGTTGGTGTTGGCGAGCTCGACCCGCAGGCCGCCCTTGCGCAGCACCTGGCCGCCGTTGGCGAAGTCGCCAACCAGGATGTACCCCTGCGGGATCGCCGGAGTGAGTACAACCCGCTTGCCCCACAGCGAGTAGGACGTGTCCGTCGCCTGGATGTCGGGGCGCACGTTGGTCTGAGCCTGACCGTAATCGGCCATGAACGGCGAACCAGCAAAATACTGGCCGTTCTGGTCCTGCCATGTGCGGATGGTGAAGAAGTCCGCGGGGTTCATGACGATGGCGGTGGGCTCAAAGAAGTGCGTGGTGCGGATGTCGGTCAGCATCGCCAGGATGCCGTTGGCGATCTGCGTTGCGGTCGGCGCAACGCCGCTCGCTCCGGTGATCGCACGACCGGGGGTCACCGACGTCACGGTTGCACTCGCCGCACCTTCACCGGGAGTGTTCAGCGCGGGCACCACGAAGTTGGTGACAGCGGTGACCGTCTGCGGCTGCGTGAACGACGCCGACAAGGTCAGCAGTCCCTGCACACCGGGGTAGCCACTGCCGGCCAGGATCTGCACTTCCTCTTGGCGGGCAACACCCTGAGCAAGACGCTTCTGGATGAGCGCCCAGAAGTACGGGGCGTCGGCCAGTGTTTCATCGCTGGTGCGAGTCAGGTTGGCGACCTTGCCAAGCTGCGCGGTCCAGCGCGAGATTTGGTTGCTCGACGTCGGGAACGTCTGACCCTCGCCAGTCGCCGCGGCGTTGTTCGTCCACGAGTTCTCGCGCACGTAGCTCACGATGGGCGACTCGGTCGGGAACGACGGGAACAGGCTTGCGACGACGTTGTCGTAGAACCGCAACTCCATGATCCCAGGAATGAACGTGGGCAGGATGTCCGGTCCAGCGGTGCCGGGAAGGAAGTACTGACCTTCGGCGGTGGGCAGGCCCGCGGTGGTGCCGTAGGCGTTCTCGCCCTGCATCCCGGATGCGCCCTGCGCCTTGAAGTTCAGGTCAAACGCGAACGAGCCCTGACGCTTCTCGATGGCAAACTGCTTCATCCGGTTGTATTCGTCGTTGACGGCCTTGGCGTGGGCGTAGCGGCTGTCGACGGCCTGGGCGGCGTCGGAGTTCAGCGTGGCGACTTCGGTGCCGCCGCTCATCCGCTTGGCCTGGTCGTATGCCTTGAGGGTGGTCTCGATTTCCTCAGACTCGGTGTACGCCTTGCCGACGAACTCGCCGAACTCGGCCTTGGTGATGGTGCCGGCTTCCATGTCGGCGGTCTTGGCGTTGACTTCCTTCTGGAGGTCAAGTGCGCGCTTGCGCAGGTCTTCACGATTCATGGTGTGTGTCTGCCTTTCGGGCATGACGAATCGCCAGACGTTCTCGCCTGGTGATTCGGTGAGTGGTGCTGGCTAGTCCTCTAGACCGCGCAGCTTGATCGCCAGCCGCATGGCCAGCAGTGCCACGTCATCAGCGGAGTCGTCAGCGGCGGCGGCCTTGACGGCGGCGGCGGCGGGCTTCTCGGTGGATTCCGGTGGCGAAGATTCTTTGGTGACAGCGTCGGACACGCTGCGGTTGCCCATCCCGTTGAGAACGCCGGGAGTGGCCTGGGGGTCAGACGACGGACACCCGGCGCCCAGCTTGACGGCCATGTCGTGCATGTCCTGAATGCCTTGCTCGTGGTCTTGAGCGTCATCGTCGCCGAACATTTCCGCGACGGCGTCGTTGTCGTTGTTCATGTAGTTCGATGAGACCTGCGACTTCTCAGACGCTTCGTCCATCTCGTTGGGGTTGTAGACGCCCAGCACGGTCATGAGCGAGTCGATGGATTGTGACGCACCGACAAGCAGGTCAAGGGCTTGACCAACGGGCTCGGGAAGCAATGAGCGGTCGATGTTCTCGCACAGGTCGCACGCCTCGTCAATGATGGCATCGACACCGGCCAGCAGCAGCCGCGGGTTCTTGGTCTGCACAGTGGCGGCTTTTGATGCCAGCACGCGCGCTTCGGGGTTGGCGGGCACGGCGACGAACGCACCGTTGAGCAATTCGCGCTGCGGCTTGGCGTCTTTTTTCGTCTTGCCTTCCATGAAGGCCACCGACACCCGGTCGATGTGGCCTTCGTTGACGAGTGTGCGAACGGCCTGGCCGTGCGGAGTGGACGCGAACGTGCCGCGAACCTGAAGCTGGCCGTTGTCGTTAATGAACGGCTTACCGGAGCCGACGCAGGTTGCCACGCTCATGCCGTGGTCGGAGTCGAAGGTGATCTTGTCCGGTAACGGCATTTTCCACTCGTCAGGGTGGAGCTCGTCGCCGTCGCGGTCCAGCGCGCTGGTGCTCAAGATGACGTCAAACTCGCCGTGCTTGCTGCCGGGATTGTCGACCGGCTCAACGGTGGCGGTGGCTTTGGTGACCACGTCCATCATGCGGTCCTCTCTACAAGCTGGTGATAGGCGTCAACGATGTGCGCCTCGTCGTGCGGATTGGCGGTCAGAACGGCCAGCAGCGCCTGCTCAAGTGGCTGGCCCCGGCCGACGCGGCCCGCTAAATCGCGCATGTATTTGCGGCCCGACACCGATGGCACGCCGCTGCCGCCGCCGGCCGGGGTGGTCTGTACATCGCCGCCTGGGGGAAGCGCCAATTGCGCTCGGTTATTCGGGTCGGAGGTCAGTTGGCCCTGTAGGCGCACCGTTTCCGGCGTTGCGCCGAGGGGCTGTAGCGCGGAGTTGGCGTACAACTGGTTCGCTAGGTCACCGGCATCGCCGAGGTCAAACTCCGGACGGGCCTCGGAGGGTTTCTCAATGCCAGCCTGTACAAGCTGTACATGGGCGGTCGCGCGGGCGGTGAAGTCGCCGCGCATGACCTGCGTGGTGTTGAACTTCATCTGAATTTGTTTGCCGAAGCTAGTGCCGATGTGGTAGTTGAACACCGACTCAAAGAACTCCAGCCGCGGGCAGATGCTGTCGCGGTAGACGCTGCGCAAGTTTTCGCTGACGTTGCTGTACGTAGCGTGATCAAGGATGTGAACGGCGGTCGGTGAGATGTCGTAGACGGCGCAGACTTCCTCGCGGTTGAGCTTGCGGCTGTCGATGTACTGCATTTCCTCGCTGGACAGTTGCCACTGCTCCAGCTTGGAGCCGTTCTCAAGGACGGCCACCTTGCCAGCGTTCTCCGCGCCCTGGTACATCATCTGTAGCTGCTCACGCAGAGCTTGCTTGGCCTGCGGGTTGAGCTTGCCCTCAACGTGCATGACCGCGCTCGGGCGTCCCATGTTTTTCCACCACGACGCGGTAGCCCTGCGGCTGGCGTCCTCGTTGAGCAGCGTGGAACGCAGCGGCTCCAGCCGGGACACGCCGCGCATCGCGGTGTCTGGGTTGTAGCTGCGGAACGGCACGACCATGTCCTCGGACATAAGCTCGTTGGGCTGGCCCATGAATCGGTAGGTCAGTTCGCCGTACTGATTGCGGAAGATCTGCACCAGCGACGGGTGCATGGGGATGAACCCGTTGACGCGGCCGACGTCGTCCTTGATCTTGACGAGGTAGACCTCGCCGTACACCTCATGCGTGGCGGCCAGCCACAGACGGAAGCTGTAGGGGTCCATCGTCGGGCACGGGTCGGCCATCAGCTTGGCGTACTGGTGGGCGCCGGTTCCCTCGGCGGGCATCAAGATGTTGCCGGTGGCGGGGCTGGTGTCCCACACGCACATCTGCAGCCGCGCAATCGCGTGACTGATGCGGTTGACCACGGTCGCTACCCACGGTTGACGCTTGTAGAGTTGCGCGTAGGTGGCGAAGCTGGTCTCAAGCTGCACGCCCTGGTTGGCCGTGAAATAGCCGTTGAAGAACAGCGGTGCGGTCTCGGCGAACGCCTGGGGTGCAATGGGCTGGCTTAGGCCATTTTCGAGTATCACGACGGCAGCTCCTGCAGGTACGCCACCGTGTCGCGGTCAACGAAGACGCGACCGACGATGGGCGACGATGTGCCGCCCTCGTTGGTAGGTACGGTCTGGCACTGCTCAAAGACAAAAGTTTTCGGGTCGTACTCTGTCAGCACGCCCGAGAACACGCCCTCGCCCGATTTGAGCGTGACGGCGAATCGTCGCCTCACCACACCGCGCATCAGACGATTTCGCATCAAATTCCTTAGACGATCAACATCGCCGACTCGTTGTAGACGGATTCGTATTTATCGCCGCGGGTCCACCAGGCGTTGACTGCCATGACCGCAGAGGCCACAGCGTCGATGCGGTTGGCTGACAGATCGCGTTTCACCTTGGCCGGCATGATCAGGTCAGGGTCGGTGGTGTGCAGCTTCGCTTCGCAGTTGTCAAAACACCAGCGGGCCAATGGGTTGCCGTGATGCCGGAACTGGCGCTGGCTGACCATTTCGAACGTGCGGTGCATCCCGCCGCTCATGTGGGTGAAGTCACAGGTGTAGGCCATGACGTCGTTGACGTAGGTGCGGTAGCCGATTTCCTGCAGCACCGGGTCGGCCGACCAGCGGTCAGCGTCGATGCCGAGGATGGTGTACCGCTGCGCGTCGGCATCGATGGCGTCGTACACGGCGGCGAAGTCGAGCACGTTGCCTTCGGTGATCTCGAGCCAGCCGTCGCGCACCCAGGGGGCCAGCTTGCCGTTGTTGGCGCGGTCCAAGCGCTCATACATCTCACGCGGCATCCAGTGGCGCCACACGAGGTCGCAGTTCTCGCCGTCGGGAAACAGGTAACAGATGGACGTGAGGTCTTGGCGGGCGGCGAGGTCGATGCCCATCCAGCACTCGCGTCCCGCAAATGCGTCCAGCGTTGTCCTGGCGTCGGGGAAAACGGTGCCTGCGGTCTCGTCGTAGATGTGCATCGGCATCCAGTGAACTTCGCTCGACAGCGTCTGGTTCATCTGAAAGCGCCGGAACGCGAGCTCGCGCACCGGATCGTTGCGGGCTTCCTGCGCCATGCGGCGCATTTCCTCCAGCGACAGGAAATCGCCGAGCGCGGGATTGGGGATGTACCAATTTGCTTCGTCGTAGATATCGGCATCGAGCGGCAGGTTGCGGATAAACGTGTGGACGTGTGGCGCGCGTTCGGGATCTTCCTGCACACGAATCATTTCGCGGTGCATGTCGCCGCCAAAGGTTTCGCTGTCACCGGGCGCCGTGGTGGCCGCAACCATGAGCGGCTGCATCCGGTCCATTGAGCCCATGCCCGAGCGCAGCGCGTCCCAGATTTCCGGTGAGGGCCACGCGAGGATTTCGTCGGCGGCTACTCCGGACGGGTTAGACCCGAGCGCTCGGCCGGCGTCGGCAGCGATGACGCGGTAGACGCTGTTGGTGGACAGCCGCACGATGCGCTTGGTGCTGGGGATGACCTTGGCCTCGCGGCTCAGGATCGGCGACAGCAGCACCATGCGGGACGCGACGTCGAACACTAGGCCCGCCTGGTTGCGGTCTTTGGCCACCGAGAATATCTCTGCGGATTCTTCGCCATCGGCAAACAGAAGGTAAAGCATAATGCCTGCTAGAAGCTGGCTCTTGCCGTTTTTTCGGGCAAGCTCGATGTAGGCGATTCTGGTGGCTCGGACGAAACTCAAGTGATCTTTCGACCACACCACCTGGCCGAATATCGGACGCAGAATGTCAGCCTGCCAGTCGCGCAGCGCGAACCGCTGGCGAGCGTGACGGCCCTTGGTGTGAACCAGCAGGTTCTCAAAGAAGCCGCAGACGTGATCAGCGCGCGGAATGCAGAAGTGATCGTCGACCTCGGTGCATTCGTGCTGGTTGGCAGCGTTGATCCAACCGCACGGCGGCGTCGAGTCAGACGATGTAGGCTTCGGCGCCGGTCTTTTGTCCACCACTGTGATCGACTCTCAACTGGGCGCGGTCGCCGGGGGTCAGGCCGAAGCGGCTCCAGATTGACCGCAGCGTGGCCTCAAGGCTGGTGACGACGCGGATGGCCGGATTCATGATGGTGTTTCCGTTGGAGCCGTCGCTGGTCAGCGGCGCGTGCTCGACTTCTTCAAGGGCGCGGTTGAGTAATGCCTGGATTCGGCAGCCGTTAGCGAACTCATCGACATCCCAGCAGGTCAGAACCCTTTTGCCGATCATGTCGGGAGCGAGCCGGTCCCAGATTGCCTGCGCGGCCGGTTCTAGGCCAACCGGTGACACGATGGCGTTCTCCGACGGGATCGGTTCATCGCGGTTGAGGCGCGATTCCTCGACGCCCTCCAGGGCGCGCAGATGAGTCGGGCGTGGTGTAAATCCTCGCTTTCCCATCTGGCTGTCCTTTGCATAAAATGTTGGCCGGCGAACCGTGTCGCACGCACTCAGAATCGAACAGGTGTTCTATGGCATCGCACAGGCGTTCGATTATGCCCTATTGGACCGAATCGCTATTAGACACGACCCAAAAAATTGAGAAGTTGTGGGCATTCACGCCCGCT